GAGAACGTCGTAGAAGGCACAAGAGTAGCTGATGTAATTGACTTGGCTCTTGTTAAGCAATATGCCAACGAAAATTGGAAAACCTTTACCTATCCGCTGTCATTTAACTCAGCTTATGATGGTACAAACACTTTCCAGAACGGAATTAGAGAAAGCTTTAGATGGCTTATGCCCTCCTTGCTTAATGAGATTCCTAATACCGATCACATGAAAGTAGCATTGCTTTCTTCACAGATTGTTGAAAGACCGTCACAAACTGGTCCAGATGCTGATCTAAATGTCTACGACTTTATGGACGCTAATGCACTCTTTGCTGGCGAGCCAGGAGCAAGTGCTCAGGCTGGTGATCGAGCAAATGATACCTTTGGTATGTTTATTGCTATGCAACATGAGCAGGCTAAAGTTTCTTGGGCTGAAGCTGGAATGGATTCCTCTCGACTACTACCTCCGTACGTGTGGGGAGCTCCAGAAACAAATGATCCTCCACGAGATTTCTATTCTCTGTCATCTTTGCTTGCTCAAGATGTTGCTATGACTAGTATTGAAGCTAATAATCTGTTGGACAATGTTCTGATTATTACTGACTCTAGTCCTCAGGCTTCTACGGATCCTAGTGTTTAACCCTTGGGACCGTCAACACTGCTGATGCAGAAATGGGTAACTCCTCCCCTCGTGGGGACATGCGAACACGGTTACGCCATAGTGCAGCAGCCACAGGACTCTTCGGAGTGCCTGCGGGCAGCAGCGTCGGACGATCTACCCTCATAGTGGCCTCCGGGGGAGCTGTGTCCCCCGGAGGTCTTTCTTTTATTATTGGAGATTGAACATGAGCTTAGAATTACTAAGTATGATTGGAGGAGGACTTGCTGGATTTCTCTTTAGATTTATTGCAACGCAGCAAGAAGCTGCTAAGCAGCATATGGACTGGCTCCTCAAGGCGCAGGCTATGGCTGATGATTCCGCTGATCGTGCTGCTAATCGTGGTACTCATTTGGGCCGCAGGGTGCTCGTCTTTACAGTCCTCTGGGTCTTGGCAGTCGCACCCTTCATCGGAGCCTTACTCAACATTCCAACCTGGGTCGAAGGACTTCCTGAGCTTCGTGCTGCTTTGCTTGCCGCCGTTGGCTTTTATCTTGGTGGATCGTCACTTGCGAAAGGAAAATAATGCAAGGAGATGAAATGATGTTCCAGATTATTATTGTGTTTGCTGGTATCATTGTAGCAATGCTATCGGCTGTTCTCCAGAAAGTGTGGCTTATTCCAGCCATTCAACAAAAACTTGAATCATTGAGTAGAGAATCAGAAAGACAGGCTAAAGATATTCATTCATTAGCTCAAACTATTCAACACCATGAAGCAAGGATTACCATTCTTGAGAAAACAAAGCAAGAAACTCCCTCGTCCTAATCAATTACCTCGTGTTCGCCCAGCTGAGGCTAAACGAGAAAAAGACCTTAAACGAAAAGGAGGCTTAACATGCCACAAGTAGGAAAGAAGCATTATTCGTATACAAAGCGTGGAATGGCTGCTGCAAAGAAGGAAGCAGCTAAGAGTGGAAAGACTATGACCTTTTACAAGGCAAAGAAAAAGACTAAAAAGAAGGGTAAGTGATGGCAGCTAAAAAGGATCCTAGACTAGCACGTGCAGGAGTATCTGGTTATAACAAACCTAAGCGTACTCCTAATCACCCAAAGAAGTCACATGTAGTTGTGGCTAAAGAAGGTGATAAGGTAAAGACAATTAGATTTGGAGAGCAAGGTGCTAAGACTGCTGGCAAGCCAAAGGCAGGTGAGTCAGATCGCATGAAGAAGAAAAGAGCATCCTTTAAGGCCCGTCATAGCCGTAACATCAAGAAGGGTAAGATGTCTGCGGCATACTGGTCCGATCGTGTGAAGTGGTGAATTATGAAGAAATCTAAAACAGCTCAATACTATGCCTCCAATCCTAAGGCTCGTAAGAAACGAGTAGCACAGCAGGCTAAAATCAATAGCCGACCTGAAGAAAAGGAACGCCGTCGTAAGCTTGCTGCTGAGCGACGTAAGCGAGGAGTAATGGGTAAGGGAGGTAAGGATGTCTCCCACAAAAAGAATGGTAAGACTTTCTTGGAGAATCGTTCAAAGAACCGTGCTCGTAACGGACACGGTAAACGATCTAGGAGGGCTTAATTATGAAAAATCAAAAGGTAGAACAACTAGAAGAAGTTCTCTTTGATGCTGTTATCAATGAGCTACAGACAGCACCCACTGCTGGATGGGCTCAGGTAGCACGAGGACTTCTCGCCGACTATCGAGGATCTCTTGATGAACTTCCCGGTCTTAAGGGTGAGGAAATTAAGAACATTCTACGAGAGTCTGCACCGTTTAAGATCAACCAGATTGGGTAGGGGGAAACCCCTGCCCGATCTTTATAACCAAGGAGACAATTTATGAACCCAATTAATACGGATATGATTCCTGAATCTGTTCCGGAAGAAATGATTTCAGACTTTAGGAATCATCTTTATGCTTGTATTAAATATCTATTTGGTGTTTCTCCTACAGACCTACAGTATGCCATGGCAGATGCGTTGCAGTCCTACAGTGTAGACATGCAGTTACAAGCTGGCCGTGGTGCAGGTAAGTCTGTACTAACATCAATTCTTGCATCATGGTTTCTATTACGAGATCCTAACTGTACTGTAATGGTTCTTTCCGCAACCGCACAAAAGGCTGTAGAGTTTATCAGTATGACAAGGCGTATTCTTGATCTTGTTCCATATTGTAGCCATCTAGCTCCTAAGGAACATATGATTGATAATGCCTTTGCTTTTAACTGCGGAGCACGTACCAAGGTAGGTCAGGACTCATCAGTATTTGCTCGTGGTATTACTAGTCAGATTACTGGTAGTCACGCTGATATTGTTATCTCTGATGATATCGAGATTGAAGGTAACTCTGATACTGAAGTACAGCGAGAAAAACTACTGAATAGGCTTCATGAGCTAGAACAGATTCGTAACCCCGGTGGTAGAGTTATTATGCTTGGTACACCACAGACTAGAGACTCAATCTATAATAAGCTTGCACAAAGCTACCCACAGATTAAGTTTCCGGCAGTTATTCCAGATCCAACGATTAGTTCTCAGTGCGAAAATGTAGCTGACTGGATCATGATGCTGGATGGAGAGCCAGGCACTTCTACTCAGCCAGAAAGATTTAGCCAAGAGTTACTAGAAGAACGTAAGGCCAAGATTGGACCAACTAAGTTTGATCTACACTATCGACTTGACTGCTCGCTGGCAGATGTTGGTAAGTATCCTCTTAGACTAGCTGATCTTATTGTATTTGATGTAGATTCAGAAATGTTTCCTGAAAAGGTAGTCTGGGCTAATGCTGAACCATATAAGCATGTACCAAGCTTTGGTATGTCAGGAGATAAACTATATAAGCCTATGTATATTGCTCCTGACTTTGTACCGTATACTCAGACTGTAGTCTTTGTAGATCCCTCTGGTAGAGGTAGTGACGAAACAGCAGTTTGTGTAGCTTCGTGTGTCAATGGGTACATTGTAGTACATGAGCTGTTTGGATTGGATGGAGGCTATGATGACACGACCTTGGAAAGAATTGCGAAGAAAGCTCTACAGTACAATGCTTCGACGATCCGCGTGGAATCTAATTTTGGCGATGGTACAGTTGCTGCATTGCTTCGTCCTATTGCTAACAGGATTTGTGGACGAGTGGCTATCGAAGACTATCGAGTATCTGGACAAAAAGAAAGAAGAATGATTTCTAATATTGAACCAGTCATGGCTAGTCACAGGCTAGTATTTGATACCAAAGCTATTCGTCAAGAAAAGACTCAGGTTCAGATTACTAGGCTTACTGACATGAAGGGTGCTCTTAAGCACGATGACCGTGTAGATGTTCTTTCAGCAGCATGTGACTACTGGAGAGATTGGCTACAGGTAGATGTAGATGCAGAAGCTGAAAAGAACATGAGGAAAGCCGAGGAGGAATATCTCAAGATGTGGTCAGATGACAAACGAAGAGGACAGCTTATTATTGAAGGCCGAGGAGGTAGTGGTACTTCACGTGTTCGTACTATCTATGGTGGTAGTGGTCCACAACAACGACCTAACTTTTTAAGGAGAGGACGATGATTGTAGTTACAGGTTCTGCCCCAAGATGTGGTACGTCTGCAATGATGAGACTACTACTTACAGAGTTTAAGGCTCACTCAATGTCAGAAGCTTTTCCTGAGTATGTAGCAAAAGAAAAGAATCCAAAGGGATTTTGGGATATTAAAAAAGACTATCTATTTACTGAGGATCCTATTACCTATGAAGAGGATAGTGTAATTAAGCTATGGGCTCCTCATTTTCATCGGGTCGATGTAGATGATGTAAAGTTGGTAGTCCTTATGACTAGAGATAACCTTGAAGAGCAAGCAGAGTCTATTTATCACTGTGCTATTGCTGAAGGTCATTCTCCTCCAACTTCTGAAATTATTTCCACCTTGTTTCGTAATCAAAGAGAAGGCATTAAACAACATTTTTCTAATACACCGCTGCTCAGAGTTCGTATGGAAGACTTACGAGAATATCCTGAGCAAGTATTATCTCATATTAAGGAGATTATCTAATGGCAGTAGCAATTGGACTTGGGGTTGCAAGCCTCGCTACGGGAGTCATTGGCTCTATTAGTGGTGCTCAAGGCGCAGCTAATTCTGCCAGGGCTCAATACGAACAGCAGCGTATTAACCAACAGTGGGCTGAATTTGAAAAACAGATGGCATTAACTCAGCAACGTGGAGTTATGGGTCTGCAAGAATTCGATCGTCTGTTTGGTAATGCAACGCTAGAACGTGAATCCCTAGAACAAATGATTTATGGTAAGAGAGCTTACCGTGAACAGTCTCAATATAACACCAGCCAACTAGTAAGAGCCGCTAAGCAAGCTCAAGCTAGACAGCAGTCTACACTATCCAGCCGTGGTGCTGGACGGGGCGGTACTGCTGAGGCTATTCAGCGACAAGCACAACAGGATTTTGAAAATGATCTAGCTCGTATTCGAGTAAATGATGAATACCAGCTAGCCGCATTTGAAAACCAGCGTAATCAAATGCTTAAGCAGCGTAATCTAAGGCCAACTAACCAGCCTCCAACTTATATCCCTTCAACCCCTGTACAGCCACCAAACACAAGTGGAATGATGACAGGTGCTTTGTTAGGATCACTAGCATCAGGACTTGGTGGTCTAGCTGGAGTTGTTGGTGCTTATCAAACGCCATCATCACCTAGTAGTACAGCTACTCCAACAGGTGGTGCAATGTCTACTAATCCCAATATTCCAGCTGCTGTTCAACAATACGGCAATCTTGGTCTTGGATTTACAGGAGGATAATATATGCCACAACCAGACAATCAACGTGAGCGTGGTGCTGCTACAGCAGGTAGTCAGCGTCAAGTAGCTCCACAAGGACAAATGGCTGCTAATATTTCTCCTGTTTCTGGAGGAGCAGCTGCTGCTGCACCAGTACTTCAGATTGGTCAGCAGGGACAGATTAAACAGACTGGTGCTGAGCTATATCAGGCTATTTCTGGTATTTCTCAAGGAATTCAACAGGGTTTACAAAACTACGAAAAGATGTATAACTTTGTTTCTGAAGCTCAGTATGCTGAATTTGAAACTGCTTATGTTACTGAATATGATAGAGTAAAAGGAGATCCTTCAAAACTTAAGACTTGGTTAGATAATAGTACCTATAAGCCTAATAGAGCTA